GACAGAAATTTATAATTTACCAAATAATAGAATCGTGGATAACCAGTATAAAAAATTGGTAAAGCAAAAAGTAAATTATATAATTTCTAAAACCCCAAGTATTAAAAGCGAGAATCAAGAATATGATGACAAGTTAAATGAAATGTTTGATAAAAATTTCCTTAAAATACTAAAAAGAGTGACCACTGATGTCTACAATAATGGACTTGGGTGGTTATTTTTGTATGTTGATGAAACAGGGAAATTAAGATTCAAGAGATTAAATTCAGTTGAGGTCATTCCTATCTGGCTTGATAACGAACATGAAGAGCTTGATTATGCAATAAGAGTTTACAGTCGAGAGCTTTATAAAAATGGAACTTATAATACTGAAAATTACGTTGAGATTTACAGAAAGACTGGCGTAGAGTATTACAAAATGAATAGTGCAAAACTTACAGCGGTTGAAAAGAAGTCATACCTAAGCGTTGACAATAAACCGTACAATTGGCAGAAAATACCGCTTATATGCTTCAAGGCAGATGAGCTGGAACAATCATTGCTTAAAAGAGTAAAATCACTGCAGGATGCTTTAAACACGCTTATAAGTGATTTCATGAATAATATGCAGGAAGACAGTAGAAATACGATTTTAATCATTAAAAATTATGACGGTGAAAACTTGGGCGAGTTCAGAAAAAATCTTTCCACATTTGGAGCGGTTAAAGTTCGAGAAGACGGAGATGTATCAAGTTTACAGATTGAAGTGAATGCTGGAAACTATGAAAGCATTGTGAAACTGCTGAAGAAAACTATAATTGAAAATGGTGGCGGATTTGACAGCAAGGCAGACACTCTTGGGAATAACCCAAACCAACTTAATATACGTTCGATGTATTCAGATATAGACTTGGAAGCAAACGACTTTGAAACTGAGTTTCAGGCAAGTTTTGAAGAAATGATATGGTTTGTGGCAAATCATTTGAAGAATACTGGGCAAGGTGATTTTCTTAAAGAAAAAGTGGAAGTTGTGTTGAATAGAGACATATTGATAAACGAGAGTCAAGCTATTTCAGATATTAGAAATTCGGTTGGGATAATTTCAGACGAAACATTGGTTGCACAACATCCTTGGGTAACAGATGTTCAAGAAGAACTTGCAAGAATAAAAAAAGAAAACTCAGAACAAGAAATGCAAGAGCAAACTGATTATGGAAATTTTAGGAATGTTGTGCATAATCACAGTGGTGATGTAAATGAATGATTATTGGAAAGATAGATTTGTAGAAGAAGAAAAACGTGTTAATGAAATGGCTGGAAAAGAAATAAAGAAGCAGCAAGCTGAATACGATAAGGCCATTGTTAGAATAAATCAAGATGTCGAAGTTTGGTATAATAGAATTGCTAAAAATAACGAAGTATCTTTAGCAGATGCGAAGGAAATGCTTAGTAAGAAAGAAAAACAGGAGTTCAAATGGACTGTGGAAGAGTATATAAAAAAAGCCTCTGGGAAAGAGGGGGTATCATTTCAAAAAGAACTTGAAAATGCAAGTGCAAGGTATCATATAGAGAGATTAGAGGCGTTAAAACTTCAGGTACGAGCGAGAATAGAAAGATTGTACGATGATAATGGGAAAGGTTTTGAGAAGTACTTGTCGAGATTGTATAAAGACCAATACAATCATAGTTTTTTTGAGATAGCAAAGGGTGCTGGTATGGATATTGGTTCAAATTTGTATAAGATGAATGATAAGTTGGTAGACACTGTTATTTCTAGTCCTTGGGCTTTTGATGGTAAACATTTTTCGGATAGGATATGGGAAGACAAAAATAAATTGATAAATACGTTACATACTGAAATGACTCAAGCATTTATTCGTGGAGACAAGCTAGATACCTTAATAGAAAAAGTTGTTAAAAGAATGGGTACAAGTAAAAGCAACGTGGCAAGGCTTGTCTATACTGAAAGTGCCGCTTATGCTTCTAAAGCTAGAATTAAGACTTATGAGGATTTGAATGTTGAACGATACGAAGTTGTTGCAACTCTTGATAGCAGAACTTCTGAAATTTGTCAAAGCCTTGACGGCAAAGTGTTCGAGTTTAAGGATTACGAGATTGGGACAACTGCTCCGCCATTTCATATCAACTGCAGAACAACAACTGCTCCATATTTTGAAGATGAGGAAGAAGGAGAGCGTGCTGCAAGGGATAAGGATGGAAAGACTTATTATGTACCTGCTAATATGAAGTATAAAGACTGGGAAGTTGAATACGCAAATAAAAGATTTGTCAATACAACTGTAAAAATTCCTGAAGGAAGATACAGATTACTTGGAAATATTAAAGATTCAAGGTATAATAGTGTAGAAGAGCTTTTGCAGAAATATGAAGAAAAAATAGTTAAAAACACCTATGAAAGTGCAATGGTTGTAACTGAGCATGGAGAAATATATGTTATAAAAGGAGATACAGGTTCGTTGCCTACGCAAAAAATTGAAACGATACGTTTTGAGAATGCTTCTATAACTCACAATCACCCAGAAGGAAGGCATGAATGGGGATTCAGTGGTGGAGATTTTGACACTTTCAGAAATGGCAAGTTCAGGTATATGAGAGCGATTGATGAAAAATATGTGCATGAGTTGTCAAAGGATACGTTTGAGATGGATATGACAGATTTTGATGATGACATTCAAAAACTTAGAGAATTAGATTTTGAAGATGTTGCACAGATTTTACAAAAACTAAATGCAAAAGATAAAAACCTAAACTATAGGAGAAAAAAACATGTTATCAAGAGAACATAGGCTATATAAAGCATTTAAACAAATGAGAGATAAAGAAAAAGAGTATCAGAGAAAAAGAGACGAAATGGGGTGGAGAGGGCTTGATGGACCTTTTACGAAAGAGGAAATTGAGCTTCACAAAGAATTTTTTGAGTTTATGAAAGAAGTTCTAAAAGAAGAAAAAGATTTAGATTTTAAATTTTCAGATTTGTGGAAAATGTACGAGGAAGACAATCAATAAAGAAAAAAAACTAATCACGATTATTAATTTAGTCGTGATTTTTTATTTTCGCCTTTTTAGAATTTGTAGGCGTAAAAGAATAAATTAAAAATAATTTCGTTGGCATACAACGTAAAAAATGAATAGGAGTGAATAGATTATGAATAAAGAAAATCTGTTAAAATTAGGACTGTCAGAAGAACAGGCAGAAAAAGTGCTGTCAGCAAATGCGGAACAGTTGAAAGGATTTATTCCAAAATCAAGATTTGATGAAGTAAACAATACAAAAAAGCAGTTGGAAAAAGATTTGAAGGACAGAGATGTGCAGCTTGAAAATTTAAAAAATAGTTCTGGCGATGTGGAAACAATGAAACAGACTATTGAGAATTTGCAAAGAGACAATAAGGCTGCAAAAGATAATTTTGAGGCTGAACTTGCTAAATTTAAGCTGGAGAGTGCAATTGACACAACTTTACTTGGTTCAAATGCGATTAACACTAGAGCAGTTAAGGCTTTGCTTGATATGGACAAAATTAAGTTGGATGGAGATGTCCTGATTGGAATTAATGAACAGATAGAGGCTTTGAAAAATGCTGAAGATAGTAAGATGTTATTTAAAGTCACAGAAACAAAACAAAAAGAACCTAACTTTTCAGGGGTCAAGCCTGGAGAAGGGAACACGGGAACAGAAGGCACAAATCAATCAAAATCGCTAGCAGATGCAATAATGGCAAGACTAACGGTAAATAAAAATGAATAATAGGAGGTGGCTTATATGCCAATAACATTAGCAGAAGCTAAAAAGAACGTACAGGATGATTTGCAGATTGGAGTAATTGATGAATTTGCAAAGAGTAATTTTATTATGAGTAACATACCATTTGACAATGTGGTTTCACCTACAGGTGGAGGTACCACAATGACTTATGGATATACAAGGTTGAAAACCCAACCTACAGCGACTTTTAGGGATGTAAATGAGGAATACACACCTGCGGAAGTTTCAAAAGAAAGACATAATGTTGACTTGAAAATATTTGGAGGATCATTTCAAATAGATAGGGTTATCGCAGACATGGGCGGAATTGTTTCAGAGGTTCAACTACAAATGACTCAGAAAATCAAAGCTGCGTCAGCATTATTTAATGACACAGTTATTAATGGGGATTCAGGAGTAAATGCAAAAGCGTTTGATGGATTAGAAAAAGCAGTTACGGGAAGTACAACGGAATTTATCCCGACAACGGCAATTGATTTGTCAGATTCAACAGCAGTGGACACAAATTATAAATTGTTTTTAGATTTACTGGATGAATTTTTAATGGGGTTAGATGGAACACCGTCAATGTTAGCTGGAAATACAAAACTGATTGCCAGATTAAGAGCCTGTGCAAGACGTTCAGCCCAATACACTGTTACAATGAATGAATTTGGACAGCAGGTTGAAAGATACGGAGTAATTCCGTTTGTTGACTTGGGAACTAAAGCGGGAACTAATGACCCAGTTTCAACAATAAATGGACAAGGGGAAACTTCTTTATACGCTGTAAGATTTGGTATGGATGGATTTCACGGAGTTGCACCTACAGGAAATGCTTTAATCAAATCGTGGTTACCTGACTATAAAACGGCTGGTGCAGTAAAAACAGGTGAAGTGGAAATGGTTGCGGCAGTTGCATTAAAAGCTACGAAAGCTGCAGGAATTTTCAGAAAAATCAAGGTTAAATAGGAGGATTTTGTATGGCTGTTAAAATATATGCACCAAATGAAAACTATTCAGGAAGTAGTGCTGGAGTAACTTTTGTAAATGGGGTTGGAGAAACAGATAACCCGTATTTGATTGAGTGGTTTAAGGATCACAGATACAAAGTAGATGAAGAAAGCATTGATTCTGAAGAAAAAACTAAGAAAACTAAAAAATAGGTGGTAGCCATGGATTATATCATAGACATCAAGGAAGATGTAAAAAAATATTTAAAGTCGCTGGGTTACGAAGTTGTAGATGGTGACTTATTTTTATTAGACAATTCCATTCAGACAGTAAAGTATTACATCTGTAATAAAACTAACCAAAAGAAAGTTCCCGAAGGATTAAAATATGTCTGGATAAATAGAAGTGCGGCAGAGTTTCTTAATTTCAAATTAAAATTAAATCAGCTTAACATACTAGGATTGAATTTTAACCGTATAGCGAAAGAGATAAGTGAGGGGAAAACTAAAGTAGTTTTCGATGATACTAAAAGCACAGGAGATAAATTTGAAGTATATTTAACGAATCTTTTAACTTATGGAGAAGAAGAAATACTAAGATTTAGGAGGCTAGTATGGTAAGTGATATTTTAAAAAGTGCAAAAGACGCAATAAAGTCTATGTGGAGCGGGCTATGCACGGTTTATAAAAATGAGAAGTCTAAAGATAAGTACGGCATAGTAAAGCCCGGAAAGGTGGAGATATGTAAAGATGCGCCTTGCCATTTAAGTTTTGAAACCATCAGCCAAGCTGAACAGACAGAACTGGGGGCGAATACATCTCAAGTTGTAACTCTTTTCATTTCCCCGGAAGTTTATATCCCTCCGGGCTCTACGATTGAAGTGACGCAAAATAATGTAACAAGAACATATAGACACAGCGGAATTTCAGCAGTTTACACAAATCATCAGGAAATTGTACTTGAAGCTGAACAGGAGAAGGCGTAATGGCGATTTCAAAGATAAAGGTGCAGTTCGATGGGTTGAAAGAGTTCCAAAAAATAATTGAAGAAATGGAGAAAGAAAAAGAGCAGTTGATGATTGATACTATAAAAGAATTGGCTGCGAGATTGTTACGTAAAGTAATTAAAAGAACTCCTGTGAGTTCTCCTAATTTTGGAGTTGCTACTTACAAGAGAAATAATAAGAAAAAAGGTATAAAAAAAGGCGATACTATCTATGATAAAAAGGGTAAAGCCAGAGTTTTGAAAACTAAGACCATTTCATATAAAAAAGATGGTAAAACAATCTCTAAAACCTATGGCGGTCAAGGTGGAGCTTTAAGAAGAAATTGGACTGTTTCTGATGTGAGAAAAAATGGCGGTAATTATGAAATAGAAGTTTCAAACTCTACAGAATATGCAAGCTATGTTGAATTTGGGCATAGGCAGACACCAGGAAGATTTGTTCCTGCTATTGGGAAGAGATTAAAAAAGTCTTGGGTAAAAGGTAAGTTTATGCTTACTATTTCTGAAGATGAATTGAAAAGGCAAGCCCCAGCTGTTATTGAGAAGAAGATTACCGAATGGCTTAAAAAGTTAGGAGGATAGATGTTAAATGAAATTGTAAATGGAATCGGATTAAAACTTTCAAAAAGTTTTAATGGAATAGATATTCACAAAGAAGAACTTGAGCAAGGTTTTGAAGAGCCTTGCTTTTTTATCGACTTATTGAATCCTAGTGAAAAGCAGATTATTGGAAATAGATATTTGAGAAGTTATCTGTTCGATATTGTATATTTTCCTAAGAAGAAAAGTTCAGAAGAAATATTTGAGGTGTTAGATAAACTTTATTCGGTGCTTGAGTATATTGAACTTGATGATAGTACACTTATTCGGGGAATTGACAGAAATTCTAGGGAAGAAGATAAAGTATTGCATTTCTTTGTTGCATACGAAATGTTTATTTATAAATTAGACGATAAAAAACCTAAGATGAAAAAACTAGATGTAAATAATGGATTGAAGGAGGATTAATATGACAGATAATAATACTGTTGAAAACAAAGCGCAAGCAAAAAAAGAAAGTACTGAAAATAAATCAGAAGAAACTAAATTTGTAAAAAGTCAGATTGTAAGTTCTGATAAATATAAAAACAGAGCAGATTTATTAAATGTTTTACTAGAAGATGATAAAGAATATACTTTATCAGAAATTGATAAAAAATTAGAAGATTTTTTAGGTAGGGAGGTTAAATAATGGCTTATGGTGGCGGTACTTGGCTAGTACAAAATAAAGTTTTACCAGGTACATATATTAATTTTATAAGTAAAGAAAGAGCTGAACTTGTATTTTCGGATAGAGGATATGCTGCGATTGGAGTTGAACTTGATTGGGGAATTGATGAAGAAATATTCAAAGTAGAAAATGGAGATTTTATTGAAAATTCTACTAAGTATTTTGGCCATTCCTATGACAGTGATAAATTAAAGGGATTAAGAGATTTCTTTAAATATACTCAAACTGGATATATTTATAAATTAAATACAGGTGGAGCTAAAGCGACAAATGCTTTTGGTAGTGCAAAATATACAGGAGAGAGAGGAAATGATATAAAGATATCAATCCAAGCAAATGTTGATAATGCATCACTTTTTGATGTTACTACCTTTGTTGATTCAGAAAAAGTAGATGTTCAGACTGTAGCTGCTGCTCAAGATTTGAAAACAAATGACTTTGTAATTTTTAAAGCGGATGCAACACTTGCTGTAACGGCGGGAACACCTATGACAGGTGGGACAAATGGAACTGTGACAGGTGCATCACATCAAAAATTTTTAGATAAGATTGACAAATATTTCATCAATGTTTTAGTTTGTACTTCAAATGAAAAAACAATAAAAGATTTATATGTTCAATACACTAAGAGAATGAGAGACAAAGTTGGTGCTAAATTTGTATGTGTAGTTTATCGTGCTACTGATCCAGATTATGAAGGTGTAATTAATGTTAAAACTAAAACATTGGATTCTGATTTCCCTGAAAATTCAGCAGTTTACTGGGTTGGTGGAGCAGAAGCATATTGTGCTGTTAATAGAAGTTTGACAAATCAAAAATATAATGGTGATTTTAAGCTCGAAGTGGAAGAAACACAAACAGAATTAGAATTAGCTGTAAAAGCAGGGTATTTCATATTCCATAAAACAGGAGATGAAATAAGAGTTCTGAAAGATATTAATTCGTTTGTTTCATTTATAAAAAGAAAAAATGTAGACTTCTCATTTGCTCAAGTGATGAGGACCTTAGACCAAATTGCTACTGATGTTGCAGCAATTTTTAATAAGACTTATTTGGGTTCATCTAACAATAGTGAATATGATAGGAATGATTTGAAACGTGATATTTCAAAACATCACGAAACATTGGAAGATTTGAGAGCAATAAAAGATTTCAATGAAGAAACAGATATTACAGTAGTTGAGGGCGAAACTAAGGAAAGTGTACTAGTTACAACTAATATAAAACCTGTTGTAGCTATGGAAAAACTTTATATGAATGTAATTGTACAATAAAAGCTAAAGGAGTGTGGGAATAAATGGCTGATACAGCAATAATGAAAGGTAAGGATGCCATATCTGGAAGTCTTGCTAAGTGTTTTGTTACTATTGGGAACAAAAGATATAATTTTATGCAAGCTATAAATGTAAAAGCAGAGATGGAAAAGAATAAAGTTGAAGTTCCAATTCTAGGTAAAACTGGAAAAGGAAATAAAGCAGCAGGATGGAAAGGAACTGGGAGTGCTACTTTTCATTTCAATACATCTATATTTAGAGAAATATTGCAGGAGTATACAAGGACTGGTAAAGATTTGTATTTTGATATGCAAATTGTAAATGAAGATCCAACGGCAAGTGTGGATAAACAGACAATAATGTTGATTGACTGTAATTTAGATGGTGGAATTATTGCACAGTTTGATGCGGATGCCGATTATTTGGAAGATGAGTTTGATTTTACATTTGAAGATTGGAAACTTATGGATAAATTTAAGGCACTTGATGGAATGAATATATAGGGAGTTTTTGACTCCCTTTTAAAACAATTTAGGAGGATATTTAACAATGAAAGATTTAAAATTTTTTTTAAAACAGAATACAATACCTGTGGAAAATCAGGAAGTGGAAATTTCAAAAAGATTCAAGGATGATCAAGGAAATTTTGTAAAATTTGAGATAAAACCTATTTCAAATGAAATGGATGATATTTTAAGAAAACAAAATACAAGACAAGTTAAAAAAGCTAAAGGGGTATTTGTGCCAGAAACAGATACTCAAGGATACTATATGGATTTAGTTTTGAAGTCATTAGTTTATCCTGATTTAAACGATAAAGAATTACAAGATTCTTGGGGAGTAATGGATTCAAAAGAATTAATAAATGCAATGTTGCTTCCAGGAGAATACTCGTCATTACTTCAAGAAGTTCAAAAAATAAATGGTTGGGATATTAATATAGAGGACATTAAAGAAGAAGCAAAAAACTAATTGAGGCAAATGTGGCGGAGTATAACTACGCTTACTATTGCCTTCATAAACTTAAAATACGGCCAAGTGAATTTGCAGAAATGGATATTTATGAAAAAGCATTCATTATGGCCTGTATTGATTTAAAAATAAAAAGAGAAAAAGAAGCAGAAAAGGAATCTAAGAGAAAAGCTGGTCGCAGAAGACGTTAGGAGGTGGGAAATATGGCTACAATACAAAACAGTATAATCTTAAATGACAGAATGACACAGACATTTACAGCAATAAATAATGCAATAAGTGCAACAGTAAATAGTTTATCCAGTCTTGATGGAAAATCTATGAACATTAATACTGCTAATTTAACAACAGCAAGACAACAATTAGCATTGGCTGATAACGAACTCCAGAAAATGAAAGGTGACAGTAAAGGGGTAAATGATAACCTGAGTAAGACACCAGGTATTGTTGATACAATAAAGAAGAAAATGATGCAGGTAGGTACAGCAATAGCAGGTGTTATGGGTGCAAAACAATTATTGGAAGCATCTGATCAAAATGCACAGATAACGGCTAGATTAAATCTAGTAACAGATGCACCTGAGCAATTAAAAAAACAGATTTATCAATCAGCAAATGACGCAAAAGTTGCTTATACAGATAGCATGAATCAAGTAGCAAAACTAGGTTTACTTGCAAAAGATGCTTTTAACAATACTAATGAAATTGTTCAGTTCACAAATCTTATGCAAAAAGCATTCAAGGTATCAGGAGCAGATGCAGTAGAAGCAACAAGTGCAATGTATCAACTTACTCAAGCTATGGCAGCTGGAAAACTTCAAGGAGATGAATTTCGTTCTGTAATGGAAAATGCTCCAATGGTAGCTCAAGCTATAGCTAAATATATGAATGTGTCAGTTGGTGAATTGAAAGAATTAGGAGCAAAAGGAAAAATAACGGCAGATATAATAAAAAATGCTTTGTTCAGTGCTGGAGATGATATAAATGCCAAGTTTAAAACTTTGCCTCTCACATGGTCGGATATTTGGACTCAAGCTAAAAACTTTGCATTGCGGGAGATGGAAGGCATACTTAAAAAGATAAATCAATTAGCCAACTCCCAAGCCTTTCAATCCTTTATAACTAATCTAAAAATTGGATTTATTGGATTAAAAACAGTAGTGAATGGTGTTGTAGACGGAATTGCTATGGCTGGGAAATTTATAGCAGATAATTGGTTAGCAATAAGTCCAATAATTTATGGTGTGGCGGCAGCGGTATTATGGTATGGTCTAGTTCAAGGTATTGCTGCAATGGCTTCAGTATGGTCTACGATAACCACAATAGCTCATTGTGTTGCTTTAGCGTGGCAGATAGCAACAGAGTATGCCGCAATTGTTGCAACTGAAGGACTAGCTGCGGCACAAACGACACTTAATTCAGCAGTATGGGCGTTTCCTGGAACTTGGCTTGTGGCAATCATAATTGGGCTAATAGTAGTTATATTATGGGCTTTGGTTATTACTGTACAATGGGCGACAGGAACTCAGAGTGCATTGGAAACAATTGGTGGAATGTGGTACTGGTTATGTGCAGTTGTTGTGGACGTATTTATCATAATTTGGGATATAATAGTTGTCTTTGTTTCAGTAGTTATAATAGCTTTTATTGCCCTTGGTGCTTTAGTGATAAATGTTTTCATAGGAATATGGAATGCGGGGGTGTGGCTTGTAAACATACTTTTGCAAGCATGGTACTGGCTTGTTAATAATGCTGCAATGGTTTGGGCTTGGTTGAAAGTCACAATATGTAATATTTTAAAAGGAATTTATAATTTTTTTGTAGGAGTCGCAAATGGATTTATAGACGGATACAACGCAATAGGAAGAGCTGCGGTAACAGTTGCAAACGGATTTCACAATGCTTTTGCCAATGCCATAAATTCTCTGGCAAAAATGGTTGAAAGTTTTGTTAATGGATTTTTACGAGGGTTAAATGAAATTGGTAAAGTTGTAGATTCTGTTATTGGTACGCATTTTTCAAATGGCGGGGCTCTTAGTATAAGTGTTGGCAGAGTTGGTGGCGGAGGTGGAGCTTCGTTTACTCCAGCTCAACATATTCAAGCTATGGCTTATGGAGATGCCAATGGTGTTAAAGTGGCACAAAAACAGGCACCTCAATTTGGATATGCAGGATTTGCTAATCCTTCAGGGTTAATGGAAGGTGTTATGAATGGTGCTGGGAAGTTGGCTGGTACAAAACTTACTAATCCTAATGCAAACTTTGACAAAGGAAAAAATGATGTCAGAAAAGGTGTAAAAGGATTAACTGATGGACTTAATAAAGCAAAGGATAGTCTAACAGATATTGGAAAAGACAAACCTATGCCAGATAAAGGCAAAGGTGGTGACAAGGGTAAAGGCGGCAAAGGTGGCGGTGGCAAAGATAAAGGAGACAAAGGTGGTGGAGGAAAAGATAAAAAAGATCCACATAGTAAAAGAACTGCTGACAATACAGGTAAAATGGCTGATAAAATGACAGATATGGATGAAGATATGAAATATCTGAGAGATGTTGCCGAAAAAGAATATATAAATAAATTTACTACAGCTGAGATAAAAATAGATATGACAAATTACAATGATATTTCAAAAGAAGCAGATGCGGACGATTTTATAGACGCTCTTGGAGAAAGATTAGCAGAACACGTTTATACCGCAGCGGAAGGAGTGCATAACGATTAATGAGAACACAAGGTTATATATTTTATATTGATAAGGTGCTTTTACCTGTAGCACCTTCCTCTGTTACTGTTACGCATAAGAATATGAACAATGTTATAAATTTAATAAATGATGCGGAATTTAATATGCTAAAACAGGAGGGCTTGCAAGAAATAAGTTTTAAATTCATGCTTCCATCCCAACGTTATCCATTTGCTAGATATTTAGGATTCTATCAAAGACCAAGCTATTATCTAAATAAATTGAAAAACTTAAAGAAAAGAGCAAAACCATTCCAGCTAATAATAATTAGGAATTATCCAAATTCTGGTCGTGCTTATTTTAGCACTAATCTTAAGGTATCAATTGAAGATTTTAGTGTAGAAGAAGATGCTGGGGAAGGAATGGATGTTTATGTGGATATTAAATTTAAAGAATTTATTGACCCTAGACCAAAACAATATATAAAAAATGCTGATGGAACTATGAGTATTCAAAATCAAAGATGGACAGATAAAGTGGAAAGTAGAATAAAGGAAATGAAATATGGTGACAAGATATGGCAAATTATTAGGAATGAAACTGGTGGTCTTGACCAGCTTCAAACTGTTATTGAAGTAAATGGGATTTCGTCTCTTACAGGTTTTGTATCAGATAAATTAAGGTTGTGGTAAAAATGCTTGAAAATATATCGCAAAAAATAAAATCTTTTATGTCAAAACCAAATGAGGAAAGTTATGAAATGAAAAAGGATATTGAACTGGTAATTGCAAGTCAGAGTACTAAAACTATAGTTTCGCCTCTAGTTACAAACAGTATAGAATTAACTTTAGAAAGAAAAGCAAGTCCAGGAAAATTAACATTTAAGATGATTTTTGATGAAAAAGTTCAAGAAGGTGATCAGGTAAGTTTGAAATATCGTGGACAAAATGTATTTTTAGGATATGTGTTTGCTCGAAAACTTGGTAAAGATAACATTGTGTCAATTACAGCTTATGATCAATTAAGATATTTAAAAAGTAAAGCTTATTACGTTTTTAAAGGTAAAAAAGCAAGTGAAATTATTAAAATGATTGCGGAAGATTTTAAACTCACAATCGGAGAAATAGAAGATACTAGACATGTATTTGAGAAAAGGCGTGAAGATGGAACAACTTTAATTGACATGATTCAAGGAGCTTTAAGCGATACATTAAGATTTACTGAGAAAAGATATGTAATTTATGATGATTACGGGAAATTGACATTAAAAGAGACTGAAACTTTAAAAATAAAAGATTTAATATTTGATAATACTTCTGGAAAGGATTTTGACTTTGAAAGTAGTATAGACAAAGAAACGTACAACCAAGTTGTACTTGACTATGTAAATGATAAGGAGAAAAAACTTGAGAAATATCAAGTATTTGATAGTGAAAATATCACTAAATGGGGACTTTTGCAATATTTTGAAAAAGTAAACAGAAGTAATGCGACAGAAGCTGAAAGAAGAGAACGTGCTAATAAGATGCTCAAATATTATAATCAAAGAACAAAAACTTTAAAACTTAAAGGAATATTTGGAGATGTTAGAATTCGTGGTGGTTCTTCTTTCATCGTTTACATGGAGGTTGCTGAATTTAAACTTGCAAATTATATGCTAGTTGATAAAGTTACACATAAATTTGGGTTCAAGGAATATTTTATGGATTTGGATCTTGAAGGAACTATAGGTAAGGAGGAAGGACACGATGGCGAAACTAGAACGAGCACTCAAACAGATGATAAATAATGCTGTTGAGTATAATAAACCTTCTGAAATTTATGCAGGGAAAGTAGAGAATACATCCCCTCTTACCATAAGACTCGATGTAAACGTACCTGCTTTAGAGGAAGATGAACTTATTTTGACACATTTGGTAAAAGATTATGAAGTAGACATCACTGTAGGACATTCAACAGAGGAAACAGAAGTTGTCGAGGGTGCGGTGACTGACATAAAAAAACATAAACATGAGTATAAAGGACGAAAGAAAATAACAATTCATAATGGATTAAAAATCGGAGAAGGTGTTTTGCTAATAAGACAACAAGGGGGGCAAAAATTTATTGTTCTTGACAGAATTGATGACCCACAAACAGAAGGTGAGTGGTTATGATACCAAAGATTGAAATAAGCGCAGATGTAACAATAAGAGAACAGCCTACAAAAACATACAAGATGGAACTTTACAAGGGAAATTATATTCTAGGATTTGTAGACAGTCAAAAAGCAATGAAACAAGCAATATATAAAATAATACGTACAGAACGGTATAAATATATAATATATTCTTGGAATTATGGAATTGAGCTTGAAGATTTATTCGGAATGCCTGTCGAATATTGTATTGTTGAACTCGAACGTAGAATATCAGAAGCATTGCTTCAGGATAATAGAATAACAGCGGTACACAGTTTTGAATTTGATACCGAAAATGAAAGAGGAACAGTACTTATAAAAAAATTTGTTGCCGAAACATTATTTGGAAAAATTCAAATCGATAATGGATTATCGGTAGTGATAATTTAAGGAAGGAGGTTGTTATGTTTGAAGTGATAACTTATGAAAAAATAATGGAAAGAATGCTTGCTAGAATCTCCAACAATTTGGATAAGAGAGAAGGTTCTGTAATATGGGATGCCTTAGCTCCTGCCGCAATGGAACTAGAAAGTATGTATTTCGTACTCCAAGATTTTATTAAGGAAACATTTGGGGATACCGCAAGCAGAGAAAATTTAATACGTAGAGCTTCGGAACGTGGAATATTTCCATACAAAGCGAGTAAAGCGGTGTTAAAAGGTGTTTTTGATATTGAAGTGCCATTGGGAAGTCGTTTCAGTTTGGAAGATTTGAATTATATAGTAATAAAATTCATCCAACACAATACAACTACAAATCTTTATGAATACGAACTAAAATGTGAGAATTCAGGAAGAATAGGAAATGAAAAAACAGGGAAAATAATTCCTATTGATTACGTAAATGGGTTAGGACGTGCTGAAATAATAGAACTCTTAATTCCAGGTCGTGATGAAGAAGAAACGGAAGTACTAAGAAAGAGATATTTTGATAGTTTTAATATGAAAGCTTACGGTGGTAATATTTCTGATTACAAGTTAAAGGTACATGAAATAGAAGGTGTAGGGGCTGTTAAAGTGACTCCTATATGGAAGGGTGGCGGAACAGTATTACTAACTATACTAGATAGTGATTTTAACCAAGCAAGTGCAACATTGATTAAAAAAGTTCAGGAGATAATAGATCCTACAAAGGATGCTCAAGGTCTGGGTGTTGCTCCAATAGGACATATTGTTACAGTTCAAGGTACAACTAATGTACCAGTGAATATCACAACAACTATTTCTTTTGAACCAAACTATACGTGGCCACTTGTGAAGTTAAAAGTTGAAGAGATTGTTAAAAAATATTTATTGGAACTTAGAAAAATCTGGGCTTTGAAAAATGAAATAACGAGTAATAATTTAGTTGTGAGAATTTCAAGACTTGAAGCTAGAATACTTGACGTGAATGGTATTTTGGATATTCAGAATACAACTTTAAATGGAAGTCCCAATAATTTACAACTTACAGAATATCAAATTCCGACATTTGGAGGTATATCTGTATGAAATTTTTAGAAATGATAAATGTAAATTTATTGGAATATTTACCTGATTTTATGCAGGAATATAGAGAAATTAGACAAATAATGAAAAGTGAAGAACCTGAGTTCAAAACTTTGTGGGATCTATTTAAAAAGGTATTTAATAATCAGTTTATACAATATTGTGATGAGGATGGAATAAGTAAATTTGAAGAAATGTTAAATTTACATAGGTATGAAAACGATACATTGGAAATTAGAATTTTCAGAGTTTTAACATATTGGAATGACCAAATACCGTACACCTGGAAAGTTTTAACTCAGAGATTGAATCAACTATGCGGAGTAGGAAATTATGAATTAGAGCCTAATTTTAATAATTATGAACTAGGAATAACAACTAAATTTGATGATTCTAGGAAATACGATGAATTAAATAATATGCTAAAAATGATATTACCAGCAAACTTAGGATTTAAGAATATCAACATACTTACTCCTAAATCTAAAAATAAAATTTACGTATCAAATGGGATAATAACTTATGCGAAATACGAAATAATTGCAAAACTTCCGAATGTAGTATTTAGTATACACACAACTGTAGGATTTATGCATGGTAAAAAATATATTATAGGAGGGTAAAAAAATGGCAATATTTAAAGACACTACGATAACAGATAATGGAAGAGCATTGATAGCCGATACTTTAGCAAATAATAAACAGATAATTTTTACAAGGATGATTACATCAAGTAAAATCTATGAAGATTCAACTGATGTATCAAAATTAACAAATATAGATGAGATAAAGCAAACGGTAAGTATGTCTAAAATAAGTCAAGAAGGAACAAGAGTAAGATTAAATGCAGTGTTTACAAATTCAACAGTGAATACAAGTTATAAAATACAAACCATAGGACTTTATGCGAAAACTGGAACAGGAAATGAAATACTGTACAGTATAACTAGAGCAAAAGAACCAGATGTAATGCCTGCAACAAATGGAATAAATTTAGCAACAGTAGAAATTGACTTGATAACAGAAATTAATAATTCTAACGGAGCAACAATGCTTATGAATCCATCTACTTTAGTAACTACTTCAAATTTGGTTGCTGAATTAGAAAAAATAGCAGGACTGGAATTCGGCGGAAATATACAGGACATCGGCAATAAAACGAAAGGTAAGTTTTATTATGATAATGTTACAAAATTCTATTATGAATGCATGGAAGACAACAGTCTGACATACAACGATTCAGGTAAATTT